TTAGTAAATAAAGATGGTAAGGACAGAAGCCCCTACCATCATATTAGTGTTTTTTAGAACGGTAAGTCCGTATCAACTTGCATTCCCGCTTGTGGGTCTTTCACTGTAGTGTTTGAGTCAGAGGCTACTGAACCTCCCAAAGTCACTTCTGTGTCGTCACCATAAACGTATTTTTTCAATTCTGTATCCCAAACAGGTGTCTCACCTCTTGCGATAGCTTCCAAATACTCAACAGGTTTTTGTGAATAAACATCCTTCCAAGTCAACTCGTCTTCAACCCATTCCTTCATCAAATCTTTGTTTGCATGAATTGATGCTGGGTCGTCATACATAATAGTTTTCACTACTGTGTATTCAATACCTGAAGGTGTCTTTGATTTAGATAAATCAACAATCAAGTCACGACCTTCGTTAGCATCAGTCACGTCACCTTTTTGTTTCCAAATTGGAATGATTTTATCCAAGATACCTTCTTGTTTGTAGTTATCCTTAAATCTCCAAAACTTAGGTCCGTGGTCTTCATTCTCACGGTCAATTACCTTAACGATGTAGAATTTACGTGGACGGTACTGACGAGCCAATTCTTTGTCAGCCTCTTTACCTGTAGACATCAATTCTTCATATACCTCAGTAAGTGGTGAACGCTCACCGTCATTCTTACCCGGGTCGTACAATTTAGTCCATTTACCATCAATCTGTACTTCGTGGTACCACACCTCTTTAAATGGTGAAGAACCATCAGGTGTTGGAAGGATACGGATTACTTTTTGACCAGATTTGGTCCCTTTAGGAAGATACGTTGTAAAGTATCTTTTTAGTCTGTCTTCTTGAGACATTGTGTTACTCCCACTGTTACTTGAACGTTGGGTGTTTTTTTCATACTGTGCTAACACAGCGTCGAGTGCATTTCCCATAATTTTTTCTTTTTACTCTGTTAATTGTTTCTCTTAAAACTCAATAATAAGTATAGTCTTCAAACCTTAAAAGTCAACTGACTAAAAAGAAAAAGACCACTCATTTGAGTGGCCTTATAATATATAAAATTATGTGTATTGTCAAGTGTTATTCTTCGTCATTGATAGGTGTATCGAATGACTTTTTGATATCTGCATCTGAATAGTTTTCTACTTCATCAGAGGTCAAAACGTATTCGTTCTTACCTGTTTGTTGCATCTCAACTTCTTTGTCAGCGAAGAAGTCTGTCAACTTCTGATTGTACGGATAACTATCCAAACTTCTCAATTGTAATTTCTCCTCTGGTGACTTCTCACGATATTTCTCAACCTTAGCTTCGATGTCATTAATCTTTGTTAAGATTTGGTCCATCTGTGACAACTTGCTTTCTAAGTCGTTCAACTTATCAAACATTGAGTCCATATACTCGTCTTGTTTATCTGAGATTTCGTTTTGCTTGTTTACTAAATCTGTAATCTCTAACTCTTCAGTGTCACCACTCATATCTTCACCTTCAACATTACCCTCGTCGTCTAATTTCTCAACATCAGGGTCAGTTTCAATATCAACAGGTTCAGGAATTTCTTCAGCACCCACCTCTAAATCTAATTCGTCACCCGCATCAGGTGTTTCATCACCTAAGTCTACAGGTTCTTCTTGTTCTACCAAATAAGAATTAATAGAGTTGTGTCTTTTTAATTCTTCTAATATTTTATTATCGATTGCCATAGTATTACTTTTAACCATTCAATAGTGTCTTCACACCGTGAGGTGTTTCAACTTTAAGGGTTCTGTTTACTTGTCTTGTATTGTCAACTCGCTCAATAAGTCCGTCTCTCATACTAACGGTATAACAGTCTCCTGTGTCTAAGTCACAAACCTCTTTGTAACCATTTCCGGCATCTCTTTCAGTAATTCTAGTGTCTTTCGACAAATACTGGTCTAATAATGATTTTACGTTCATAATATTACTTTTCTATATAAATATATCAAAATAGTTAATTTTCTTATATTGACCCTATATACCAATTAATACCTTTCTTAAATAAAGGTACAACTTGATTATATCTTGATTGTATTTGTCTCTCATCATCGTTTGATGGATTAGTTATTATACGGTTAAAATCAGCATCACTACCAATTTGTGAGTAATAATACTTGATATAAATTTTAGCGTACAGTTTCTCTGATTCATTTTCATACTCAGAACTACCTATCTGAGTCATATCATTATAAACTGATGATGTTGTCAATATTGTTTTAATTACTTCCATACTAGTTTTCCAATCTGCAAAAGATGCCAAAGGTTTATTTTGATTATCTACATTAACACAAACTTGACCTTCAATATCGTTATTAGTAATTCCTCTTAATATTTTTTCAGTTATTAAATTACCAAGATTACCATTATTAAAGGTTATCTGTCCATTGTTAATTGTATTTTCAACCCACGGAATTAAACCTATTAACCTTCGTACATTAAGATTTGATAGTGACAGGGCATCCGCATATGACTTAATTTCTGAATACGCCAGTGTTTCTGTCCTTAGAGAAACATAAGGTAAGTTTTCATATTGTTGTAACGGTGTGCAGAATGTTTGACTAACTTCCGTTTGTTGACCACTAATACCATTACTTGTTTGACCCGTATTAGTATTAACTTCACTTTCATTTTGACTACTTTCAGTCGCTTGTTGTTCCCTTCTATATGTGTCATTTAATTGTTTTAGAATATCTAAATTCACACTCATTACCAAATCTTTAACATCAGGAAATGAATATTTTGACATTCTTACACCACTAAAGGTTGTTGTGAAATTACCTGGTGTGATTGAATGGTTAACATCTAAAATCCAATATGGACCACTAAACATTGGGACATATCTCAAATTAAAATACATCGTTGGTTGTATCATCACATTACCCATCGATAATACTTGGCAGTTATAACTTCTGTTTTTGTAAATATTATATAATGAAGTAGATTGTTGGAAAGTTTTTGAACCTTTGGCCTGATTAGCCATATCTGTTGTAATCAAGAAAGATTCTGATGTATCTTTGAATTGTGATTGGTCCAAACTAACTGATTGGAATATACCTTGGTTTCTCACACCAAAGTCCACATTAAATGCCACAACCTTATTCGAAAAAGCATAATCATCTTTGTCCGTTTGTTCTTCCTTTAGTGCAGGGTCTTTGAAGAAGTCTACTCCGTCATTACCATAACGGTAGTCTATATTACTCTCCATATTTAAGTGTTCAGAAACCCTATCAGTATATAGACACACAAACTTCGGTCTATTATCCAAATAGTCNACTTCAGCAAATGTCCCAAACACACTCGATGCAGAATCTTCGATACCCTCTCTTGGTGTNGCACCTGGTGAAGGTTCACTTACACCATAAAAATTAGTATAACTTGGTAACGCCATGAACAACATATTATTATCCTTAATCAGGTGACCAATCAAAGTATAAACTGAGTTTCTACCATTTCTAGCGCTTAAGAATTTTCTTAATCCATCAACATTAACAATCAATTTATCACCGATGTTTCTATTCGCTCTATCTAAGAATAAGAAGTCTTCAAATATTGTTCTTTCTTGGAAGTCTCCACCGGCAATCCATTTATCATTTAGTGTTTTGAAGAATTCATAAAGTTCAAGTTTAACCACATCTCCCTTCATCGAAGATTCTATTTTATCTTCATCTTGTATAATACTCGGCAAATCCTGATTCAACTNTCTAAATAAAACATTTTGAATGTCCTGTTGTGATGTATTCAGTAGTGATAGATAATCATTAAAATTATTCATAAACTNAGAAGCNGTCATCGATGGATTCTCAAATTTTTGTGAGGCATAAATCTTAATGATATGACTAAGTTGTCTCACGTTACTCTCATTAAACTCAATATCCATATCAACAAAGAAATCTGTTATTACAGACCCATTACTTGAATAGTCATAACCCGTGGCCAAATATCTACCAACAGATAGTTGTAACGCTTCCCACGCCTGAAGATTATTCGCCTGACTCGCAGCTAAAGAGATAGTTCCACCTGAAGTAGGTAAGGTATTAGGGATATAACTACCAAAATCTATTTTTTGATTTGGTTGGTATGTGGTGTCATCACTAAATGAGTTCCATACTCTTCTATCATAATAAGAAGGGTTACCTTGTTTATATATTACTTTAGAGTCAAATAACTTTTGAACACCCCTTTTAAAACTTTCNTTTTGTGAAANGGCAATTGATTTACCGTCCAATTCACCATTACCAACCAATGTAGGTCGGTCAACAAAAAATAGTGTTTTTAAAACATCTAATAAGAAAGGATATTCACTCTCCACACGGTCTCTATTAGGGTCCTTACAGAAAGTTAAGAATTCACTTTCAAACATATCTAAGACTTCCTCACTGAAGACTGCAAATATTTCCTCTATTGANGAATATTCAAATGTGGATAATAAATCAAAACTATGTTGTTCTTCTTTATTAGTNTCTATGGCTTTTACATATTCGTAATAATCAGGTCTACCTATCGCTGATGCATCAAAGTATCCATAATGAGATACACCCCATAATGTTTTTACCGAACCGTCATACAGACTTTGTCTTAATGGTGTTTTAACATTATTATTAGCGTCCGTCACTTCAAATCTATATTGATTGAAATCCCCACCACCAGCTGACGGATAACAAATTACTTTATCTACTGACTCAGTTTCATTCAATAATGGTGAATCATAGAAAGTATAGTTGTTAACAACACTAACACTCTTTGATGGGTCACCTACAATAGTACCAGGTATAAAATTAAAATTCGAAAGACTATTCGTATAAACTTTCAATCCATTACCACCCAATGCAGTGTTACCCTGACTATAATTTGTAAAATCAGATTGAGTATATCCTGTAATTATTTCTTGATATGAAAATAAATAATTAACGTCATTAACCAACTTCGGATAGAACCCTACATTCACTCTTTGAATTACATTACCAAAGGCATTTGTATTTGTATTGTCTAACGATACATTGGTGAATCCAGTTCCTGCAGGTATCTTATATGATGTTGTTTTCTGTGAAGTTACAGGGTCAAATAAATTATCCTCATCAATCGACTCCCAAACACCATCTAATATATCTGTCTGAGTCTGAACATATTTTTTATATCTATGCCATATCGAACCATACTTAACCACCCACGCATAAGGTAATTTATGTAAGGCGGCAAACTTATTATAAACGGCGAAGTTGTAATCACTAAAGGGTTCATCTTTCTTACCACTATTCATCTTCTCCCTTAACGTTTGTAGTGGAAGTGAGTTGATAAACATGTAACCTAACGAAACATATGGATTTTCAATACCATTTTTTCTCTTTGTTACCGAGTCATCAATAGCATTAATAAAGAATGGTGTGTTTAATAACGATGTTGTTTGAACAGGATTATCAACATAACCTGAGTAATTACCAGTATAATCAATAACACCTTCAGAAACAAAAAATTCATTCTTATCGACCTTGTCCAAATATCTTTGTTTAATAGTTTCTTTGGAAGGTAATTGTATTGGTGGAGAATCGTAATTATACCACTTAGTTAACATTGTTGGAGTATAAGAAAAATCTTTACTCTCCACAGTTGCCGGGTCAAACGAAGCCAACGCCTTTTTATAATCAACAAAGAAATATGTCTTAGTCGTTTCATTAGCTTTATTTGCTGACGCAATACCCGCACCTTTTTGAATATTCGCCCTTAACCAACTTAAATTGGTCAGTGGATAAACATCAGTAAAGGTTAACGGATTATTAGTAGTACTTTTCAAATACTCTCTAAGATTTTTTTGAATCTCTGCGGCAATCGTTGCCTTAGGAGAATCCGCGTAATACGTTTCTAAAGAATAAATCTTTTGGAAGTTATTTTCGTATTCTTGAATATATGGAGTAACAAAAACATCTGAGACAAACTTACCCCAACTAGGNCCTTGACCTTCATTCGATATACTCCTTAATACTGACTCAAAATTAGAGGCNTTTAAACCGTAATTTTTTAATTTTTTACTTAAGAACGGGTCTCCTTTAATAGCCTCAATAATTGTAGTTGCTTCAAATTCACCCACAACTTGAGACATATTCAAACTACTCTTTGGTCTTCTAAATAATTTTGTATAGTTTGAAGCTAAATAAGTTCTTTCCCACAATTCATATAAGAAATTAACTTCAGATAAATTTGTATAAGGAACAATATTATAAGGATATTCTACCGCATTTACAGAAATAGAAGGAATAGTTTCTCTACTATTTCTATAATTCAAAGTCTTTTGTTCTTCACGTCTTTGGAGGTCTCCTCGAATAAATTGTTCAACAAATTCAACCTCAGGCCACTTNTCATAAAGATACGCCCTTGTCCTACCCTCACAACTCGGGTCACCAAGATATTTNACAACGTCCCTAACATTCTTACCGTCAACCTCTCTTTCAAAATATTGAGGCCAAGGATAAATAAAGTTTTCTTCACCAGTAGAACCTAAAACAGAATCCTTTGAGTCAACACCATTTGCAGTTTCTGGTGAAATTATCACACTCTTTCTAATTGGGTCATCTTTTAAATTCCACGCCTCTCTGTGGACCTCATCCATTAACCTATAAAAAGCGTCTACATTGGCAATCAACATCGCCATCACATTTTTAATTGTTGGTCTAAAACCTAAACCACCATCAGGACTTTCAATTTTCTGAGCTAAGGCGGCCGATAACTCTTTCTGTATTATTTCAGAGGTATCTGTAAATTGTTTTTCAATTAAGTTTAACTTATTGAAAAAACTACCAATTTTAAACTTACTACTATCACTAATTTCACCGAAGGTATAGAACACATTACTTAAGTCCTCATCTACCGTCAAATCTTTATTGTAATATTTTTTAATCAGATTAAAGTCTACAAATGTAGAAGCTGAAAATGCCGCCAATTCAGCATCATTAGGTGTGGCGTTTAGTTGAACCATATATGTTTTCAACAAATCTAAATCATCATAAGATAAGGACGTTATAATATCATTGGAAGAAATGTCGATAGGTATTGCAGATTGTTTTGTTTTACCTAAAATAGTATATTCACCATCTTGACCAAAAGTAGCGTTAGTATTTAATCTATTATTATAATCATTGATTTTTGCTCTGAGAGATTCTTGTGTATCCTCTTGTTTTTGTAGGTCACCATTCAATGATTTTTTTGTTAAATAATAAATGTTACCTTCTTTATCAACATATCGCTTTCCTGAATCTAAATTTTCACCAGCCCATCTGTTTGGTCTTAAAAGTGTAATGTCTTCTCGATATATCGATATTGTTTTTTTATAAAGTTCAATATCATTTAAAACTGATAAATCCTCTTTATTGAATTGTTGTCTAACAAATTCTTCAAGGTTTTGTAACCTAAGTTCTAATTGAGCTAGACTAAGTCTAGGAAGTGTCTCATCAATTAGACCCTTACTAATATATGTCTGATATACCTTATTTAAAACATCATCACCTCTTGTTCTAACTTTCGGAATAATCGCTTCAGTTTCAATACCACTTTGTATTTTTGTGGTTAATGATTGATTAATACTTTGAGCTTGTTCAGGTGTCTCAGCAACACCATCTGAATTTTCTTGAACCAACACATTAGTTTCATACATATGTGGTAAAGCGTATAATGCACCTAATGACAAATCAGACAACAACGCCGCGGTTCTACCAATGAATGAAATACTAATTTTATAGTTACCATCTGTTGGGTCAAATCTTGCATTGAAACTCTTCATCATCAACTCATACTTAACAGCCTTACCGTAAAAACCTTTTACTGTTAAATAAAATAGTGGATATGGTAATTGGAAAAACGCAGAATAAGGAGAGTTCTCACCCAATTCAAATAATGTTCTACCCTGAACGTCAACCATCTCAATATCTACCTGAGGAATAAAGGATGAATTGTTTTTAATATTAATAGATGTTATACCCAACATCTGAGTATCCTGAACATTCCTTACATTTCTATTTCCCGTATCCGTAATCTGCGTCTGATTGATACCTTCACCTCCACGTGCGTTCTGACCTGTTAATTGGTCAGTATAAGAAGAATCAAAATAATCTTTCCCTTGAGGTTTTAAGAAGTTAATCTTACCGTCTTGAGTTTGACCAAAATTTGCAATCGTTAATCTTGACGACATTTGGTCTGTGTTTTCACCTAAAGCAAGTTTGGTTCTTGGAATGATATTTGCCTCCAAATTGGCATACATTATCAAATTCTCATGTTCAACCAATCTTTCTTGAAGTTGACCATCAGAGTTAATAATTTTGTTTGGGTCGACTAAAACAATATTGTCTTCCTGTTCAAACGCAATCTTCTCACCACCATAATATTTTCTGAAGTTTGAATTAGCGGCCATAGTAATAGAAGTGTGTATCTAAAGCATTTTTATAATCTTGTAAGGACTGTGTCAATGGGAAAGGAATCATCAATACCGACCCATCAGGAATATCCTTTTCAAGTGAGCCGTATTGTGGATTAGCNATTTGAATTAACCACCCAAAGTATGGGGTATTGTAAAATTCAAAACTAATCTTATCTAATCTACTCATTCCTGCCCTATAAACATACCTCTTATCTGTGGTTTTTGAAGGCAATTTGACATTTGGAACAATAGTTTGTTGTCCGTTCAATAAAAAATTCTCATATCTATCGTAGTATTGCATTATTGTAACTTAACTTTATTATTCCATTTATCCGATTCACCTTCATTGTTACCACTATATAGTTGTGCGATTTGTGTTTTCTTTGCTTCTATGGCGTTAGGGTCGTTAGTAAAGGTAAATTTCCTTACCTTACCTCTAGTATAATCATCGACATACTCTTCGTCTTGTGACGCGGTATCATTATATCCTTTGAAAAGATTTTCAATATCTTTCTTAGCACTTCTAAATTTAGAATCTTGTGCCGAAATTAAACCTGAAATTTCAACTTTCCACTTATCACTATCAGTAAACTGATTTGTTTCAACAAATTTATTTAATTCTTCAATCAAACTTTGTTTATCATTTAATATCTTATCGAAGAATAAAAGATAGAACCTCTTATCCGATTCTGTAGATATTGACGATGTCTGTATAGTAGTGTTCAAATTATCATCATACTCATAACTACTATTAGTGGTTAGAATATCTTGAATATCTAATACCGTGTTAAACCCATTTAAAGTATTACCTACCGTAGAATAATCATATTGTAATTCATCCAATGTATTTGAAAAATTATCAGTAAAGGTTTCAGTGGTTGCCGTTATGGTATAAACAACAGGTGACCCATTTTGATTAATAACACCATCAATCTCTGTTTGAACGACATTTATTTTATCCATCACTCCTGTCAACTCAAGTTGTCCTTTAGTAATTTTTTGTATTTCACCCGCCATACCATTACTATAACCATTCTGATGTCTCTCGATAATCTCCTTAACCTTTTTCTTATACTTCTTAACATCTTTATTTTTATATTTAGAAGTATTGTTAGGTATTAACGGGAACGTTCCGTTGTCAACATCGGTCAATGCCTTGGTAAACTGAGTATTTAATTTATCATCAATTTGTAATGGCTTACCAAACAAAGATATACTGTTAACTATCGGTGCCGGGTCTATAGTTATAGTTCCGTCCGTATATTTTCTTTCTTTAGTGAATAATCTTAAACCTATCTCACCATAATAGTTGGCTACCGTCTCTAAACTACCCACTAAGGTTTCCTTATAACCAATAGACTTATCCAATAAATCATCCATTATGGTTTTATATGTAATATCACCCGAAATTGATATAGTATCACCAGTCCCAATTTCAATATTCTGAGTAGTAATATCACCAATTGGTGTCCCTCCATCAGTAGTTTTTTGATTATCAATGTTATTCACATTAAACGGAGTATCAAATTCTAATTGTGACGCAAATTCCGCATCTATCTCACTTCTATCCTCAGTGTAATCAGCTCTCTCATCATACATCTCAGTATTAGCGTAATAATTAAATGACAACGCATTTTGTAATTTAGCAACAGGTTCTTTTAAACCATGACCACCAATAAAATAGAATGATAAATTAACATCTGCTAACATCGGTTGAACCCCAATTCCCTCAGGATTTAAATCCAATTGTAATGGTTCATAACGAATACTCATTTGATTGATGGCAATCTTTGTGTGCCAGAAATCACCAACCCTTAAAATACAAATAGGTGGGGTACCGAATGAAGTATTTAAAGCATCATTCTGAAGTGGTTTACCATCAGGACCAATCGTCGGTATGGTGTCTCCAGGTCTTAAACATTGTTGTAAGAACGTTAAACGTGAGTTTAAACCTTCAGGAGTGATTGAGTGGAATGTTGGATTAAAGTATTTAACCTTTTCCTTTATACCCTCGAACAAGAACGATGTATCATCTGTCAACTGCTCAAAATAATCACACTCCGTTAACATTCTTCTTAACAATCTCTTTGTAATATCTTGTTTAAGTTGTAATTCATCTGTTTTGACAGGGGCTCCTTGACCCTTCTCTGTTTTCTCAACCAATAAAGGACCTTCAGGAATAACATTTTCATTTATTACTTCATCATTAGGTTCTGGTTGCTCCACTTGTTCGGGTTCAATAACCTCAATACTTGATATTGTCGTTCTACGACAACCCATGGCTTGAACTGAGTATATCTTCTTAATATCCGCATAGGTTCCTGTGAAATCTTGACTACAGTCATTACCTGCAGAACCTTGAGACGATTCTCCCTGTGAGTCTTCTCCAACTATATTAATTTTACCTTTACTACCAGCATTAACATCTGCAACCTGTTTATTTTCGAGGATTTGTTTCTTAACCGAATCAATACGTCTTTTAGATAGGTTGATATTATAATCAGAACTGTTAGGTGACGAAGCTGAACCGGCAAGAGTAATGTTAATCGTATACCCGTTATTTGCCGCCTCAACAGCTTTAGTAATCAATGAATTTAGACTCGACATTGAATTAGTGATATCTTGGTCGAAGAATGTTTCAACCTCAGTCTGACCACTATATTTAGTTGCCTCAGTTATATAAGTTTGTTTCTTATTTTTATAAGCATTTAAATAAGTTTCATACTTAGAAGCCGAAGTCGTGGCATTAGTAGAATAACCTTCAGGGAAATCATTGTCAAAATACAACTTCAATCCAGTAAAGTCAGTATCCAAAGTTGGTGGTACAACATCAGGTTCAGGTGGTTTACTTGTAATCTCAGGAGTTTCTCTTGGTATCTCCTCATAGTATTTTCTAAATGTTTCAGGATTCGTAGTCTTAGTTACAATGTCATATACATCATTGAAAGAGAATTGTCCGAACTTTCTTAATAACTCATATATATCCAATGTCTTACATCCTGAGAAAAACGAATCAACAATTTTAGTTACCTCAGAATCTGGTGTCACGTTCGCCAGCTCTTTTTTAACCAACGTATTTAATACCGATGGGTGGTCAACAATAATCTTAAACGATAAACTACCCACTCTTTGTGTATTAGAGTAAGTATAAATCGGTTCAGGTCGTCCTAAAAAGTCGTTAGTGTTCCATCTTGCTGTAACATTCTCATCAACCTTTAAATCATAAGGTGGGAACCACATAATACGTCCACCGGATGGTGGGAACCACATAATACGTCCACCGGATGGTCCTTTCTCACATTCAGGTAAATCTTGTTGTAATTTTGATGTTCTCCACGCCAAGTTTTCTAAAGACAACATATATTTAGTAATATTCTCACCATTTCTTTGACCAAAGTTTTGAGGAACCCCACCAATCTGTTGTGGTGCAATATTAAGATTATATGTATTTGTTAATACAGAGTTTTGGAACTTTCTAATATTACCTTCTTGCTTTTGAAGGTCATTCATAGTAAAGTATGGTGTGTCTTTTGTGAATACTCTACAGTATTCCTTACCAACTTCAATACCATTCTCATTAACATATCTCTTAACTCTCGAACCTTTTGTAATTTCTCTCGTTCCATCAAAGAAAACTTTAGAAACCTGATTGATTGCAGTTCCAACGTGTGATAATCTGGCTTGTCCTTGTAATCCGTCCGCAGCATCAACTAATTTTTGAGTATCATCTAATATTGAACCAGGTGTAAACGGATAGTTTGTTGAACTTGATGATTGCCATTGTGACCCAATACTATTAAAGTTAGGGTCAGAACCCATAACATCACCACCAGTTCCAACTGTCTTACCCGCAGCACTATTACCTTCAGTAGAAGACCACGTAAATCCACCCTGAATATCAGGACTATCACCGGGTTCAACAGTATTTAAACCAAACTTAAATTTAATGTTATTCTCATATAAATTACCTATCTCACCGTACCCTCTAACTGCCGTTGGAACCAAATCACCGTCTTGATTAACAGGTAATTCACCAACAGGTGCAACAATTTGATTAGGGTCTTGAACTCGGTCACCAATATAGTAATTAGGTTCAGGGGCGAAGAAGTTAGGGTCAGATAAAAAGTTTCTCTTATAGTCAGGTCTAAACCTATTGTATTCAAAATGTTTGAACATAGTGTTGGTCTGACCACCACCCGTATTATTTAAGAAAATATCAGAACCCGTTCTTTGTTCAGGTAATAATTTTTTGTTAGCACCAAAGAAACCTGCGATTCGATTAACACTCTCATTAAGAAAACTTTTTTTACCTTCAAAGTAATCACCAGGTATCCAAGAGAATGGAACGTAAACACCACTAATCCTTGATATATAATCTAATCCCTTAGCNATAACATTTGTTGGTGATGAAATAGTCCAATCAGGCTCAATCAATTCTTGTCTTCCTGTAAGGATATCTGCCGCNATGAATGGGTCTTGTAAAGCGTTTAAGAAGTTAAACCTACCTAAGGTCTCTTGTCTAACCTCTTCATCTACCCTATATTGCATCTCATTCTTCAATGATTTAGCNGCAATCTGCATCATCACAGAATCTTGAGAAACCGTACCATTACTACCCTGAGGGTCAGTACTAAATAAAATGTTTACTGGATTATAAAAAGATGAAACAAACTTAAAATATTCATCTCTTTGTGTGACAATTTTTTGAACGTCTTGAACAACGTATCTGTCATCATACCCACCAGGTGGACCATATTGATTATTGATATATAACTTAACCTCTTCTTGGTCACCGATAACCTCGACCTCAGCACTATCAACAACAGAATAATTGGTCAATGTTAATTCGGATTGACCTGGGTTTGTTGTAGGATTGAAACCATCACTGTTGAAAGGTGGTAGGTTCCTTACCAATAACTTTTTTCTGAAATCTTCAGTTGAACTAAATGATAGTGGACTCGGCATCTATTTTATTTTTTATATAAATAGATGGGTTAAATATTTTACGCGTTGTTATAACCCATAGTTTGAGAAGTCATTCTCTGTTTAATCATGTTTGTTAGGTTTTCTAACATCTGAGGGTTATTGGCTAACATATCTAAAGTTAAGAATCTACCATCACCCTCCAATCTGATACTACCAGAGTGTGTAATTTGTAAATCCTCAAATGATATACTTGGTGATTCAACAGAACCCATGTTATTCTGTAAAACATTACCTATATCCTTAGGTAAATTACCCATTATTTGAGCAGTGTTTCTATCTACATTACTCTTATCGAAGACCCCTTTAAAGGCATCAGTCACCATCTTCTGTGGGTCAGTTGTCGCAATTAGATAATCTTGAGGGTTTGTGGTTATCACATTACCTCCACTATTAATAACCGCATCATTTACAGAAAAACTACTTCCACTAAATCCACTTATAAAATTAGATACCGCACTAGTAAACCTATTAACACCAAGAGAAAACGAATCTACCGCAGTTGTCATACCTTCAATCAATTTAACGGTACCACCCCTAATAAAGTCAGAAGTTAATAAGTCTTCAGTCTTATCAAATAATTTTTCACCATATTCTCGTATGGCAGTTCTTGTTTCTTCATAAACACCACTTTCACTGACTTCCGCAGCGGCTTTTGAAGTTACAATCAAACCACTTTGTGTAGCTCTATTATATAACTCAGTTAAAATGTCTCTTTGGTCAAGTGCAATTTGTTGAGATGTCATGGTAGAGTCTGTTTGTTGTTTCCTTAACGCCTTAATTTCCTCCCCACTTAATTCAGTAGCACTTACCAATGCAGTTTCTTCACCTCTCTTGACTGCGAATTTTAGTTCTCCTGTTTTATCAAGTTGACCAATAGACGCCAAGAATTCTTTATCTTCCTCCTTAACTCCACCCATAAAGTCGAGTTGTGACAATGCTTCTTGTCTTCTGGCAAAATTAATAGCTCCCTGAGAAAGTTCATTATAATCAACACCCAACTCTTTTGCGGTAGCCCTTAATCTTCTCATTTCAAGAGCACTCAACTCAAACTGACCACTTTCTTCGTTGAAAGAAACTGACGCTGAAGTTGCCTCAACCAAGGCATCAAATAACCCATTAATATCATTTTGAGCTAAATTCATCAATTGGAACCCATCACCCAATTGAGCTAACTGACCACCCATCATTTGTAGACTCGCAGCCGCATCAATAGCACCTTCAGGGTCTAAGAATTTTTCGGCTAAAGTGGTTACAGTATTAATATTAATTCTTAATGCCTGAGATTTTGCAACCATATTTGCCAAACCTTCAACCCCACCTTGGAATTTGTATTGGTTCATCAATTTAAGGTTTTCACCAATAACACCCATATATTGAGCAACATTAAGACCGTAGTTTCTTGCAGTCTTAGATAGACCCTCCATTTCGTGTAAGGCACTTTCAGCTCCCACACCAATATTCTCAAACCCAACAACTAATTTACCAACTTCTTCTGCAGATATACTTGCTGCGTCAGCAAATAACATCATATTAGTTAATTGTTCAGAACTAAAATCTACGTTTCTTTGTAAATTTGTGGATATTTGAGATAGGAGTGTAGCGTAGTCAGAAGTAGTGTATCCTAATTCTGCGGTTGCCATCACCGATTCGGCAATACTAACCCTTATTTTTTCAGCAAATTCCGCTCCCTGACCGAAAGTATCACCAACAACTTTTCTAGCTTGAACATCAAATTCAAGCATTTTGTCAGTCAACGTGTCAAATTGTGATTTGAATTCGTTAAAAGCCCCCTTTAACGACTTACCATCATTACCTGTACCGGAATCTTGTAAAAACATGAATTACTTTTTATTAATAAATATCATCGACCTGATTTCCTTTGAGCTTCTTTTCTCTCTTCTATTTCTGTGATGAATTTATTAATGAAATATTTTCTTTCGAATGTGGGCATCATCATTATATCGGCGTATGAAAAACCCATTTCCTTGACAAGATAATAAATCTCATCAAGCATAACTTTCCTATACTCAGAAGAAAGGACGAAAAAACTCTGCCCCGAAGGTGATTCTCGCGGACACCTTTTCTCCTGACGGGGCTGTAAATACTCTTTCCAAATCCAAACGAGGTTCAGCTTCTCTTAGAGTATTTCTGATATATTTAGAGTCAGCAATAGGTAAAACTTGTATTGACTGAGCAATTTCTGCCGGGTCTGTTGTACCATCAAATTCAATAATGTGTTTTTCTAATCTCTTAGTTATTACTGGAGCAACAACACCTTCAGGATACGCGTCTTGTAACTTGCTTAACTCTTGAGTATCTCCAATCGTCAATAATTTACATTTAACAGTCTTACCCGTTTTAGGTAGTTTTAGTTCAAACAAACCTTGTTCGTTTGGTAATATAGTTGGCTCTTTTATTGATAACTCATCTAAGGTGATTGAGGTTTCAAATGTTTTTAAGGTTTTCGGGTCTCTTAAATTAAACACATATTCAGAACCAAATGATGTGTTTCTTAAAAATATAAGAATAGCCTCAACATCACAATCCAATAATGAATTGATATCCATACCTGGTTCATATAATTTAGACCTTAATAAATTTGGAATTAAATTGTCGGGGTTTCTTTGACCCAATAGTGTATTCTCATCTGCAGCAGTTAAATAACCTACCTTTACTGATGATTTACCATTTTTATAAAACTTACCTTTTGAAGGTAATGAAACCACGTCATGTGGTAAATTGAAGTCTTGTTGACCGTATTGTGTTGCGTTATCCATATATTAAAATAAAAAAACCATAGAGAGTCTCCCCTCTATGGTTAAATATAAATGAACTGATTTTTTCGTAAAGAGTATATCTTAGTAAACTAAAATACATCTATCAGGACGTAGTGTTGCAGTAATAGTTGCAATACCATCGTCACTATAACCAAGCGAATCGAAGTTCACGTCAGTTAGGAATGTTCCTTGTAAAATCCACTTTTCAACTGCCACACCTGTTGGGTCTAACATTTCCAAGTTGATATTCTTTTTGTAACCCGCAGCATAACCCATACGACCTGTTACAGACTCTGCGTGTAGACGAACCCATTCCATCAACGCTTGAGACGCTGAAGGACCAATTGGGTCACGGAATGTTACGTTTAATGTGCTCCAAGTAAATCTACCTGCCACATATGTTGAAGTGTTCAAGAACGGAACTTCAACCGGATTAATTGACACTTGAGGACGTGAAGTAGACTCCACATACCAAGAGTTGATACCTAATGAAGAATCAAAGGTCATAATGAACCTATTTTTTCTTTTTGGTTCATAAGGTATCGGCATTTTCATTAATAAATCAGCCATTGTATTTTAGTTTTTATATTTTTTGTTTATTACTTATAAATAGTTGGTAGAGTGAAAATTTTTCTATTTACTTTCCATTAGAAAATTTCATTATATAGAAGCTAACTAGAAATTTTTATACTTCTTTTTTCTCTCCTCCTTTAGTTAAATAAGTTTTTACTGGTTTATCATCTTTATACTCTTTATCTAAAAAGCTTTTAATAGATTCAATATTACCAGGGTCGTCATCAGAAAATCCAATCTGAGGAACGAAATTGTTTTTTACGTCGTTCTTAAAGAATGCTCTCTGGTTCAGTTTCGAAGCCATATCTTTAACATAAGAGATAAATTCTCTTAATGCTTTGATTTTTCCTTCTTCAGGGTTCGCAGCACTTCCCTCACCATAAGTCACTGGATGGAACCTCAACATATCAAGATACTTTTCAATAAGGTCTTCATCTGTCATATCGTCATCACCAGCAATTTCACGAAACTTTTTAAGGTTACTTAACAACTCCTCTTTACTGATACCTTTATGATTAGTCATAATCATATTGTAAACTGCATCCCTTAAAACAGAAGGAGTGTGACCCCTTGCTGTTATGATTGAGAAAATGGAACCACCATTAATTGCTTCAACAAAGTCATCCCAAGAAGGGCCAATATCGGCAATCATCGCATCAACAATAAATTGTGAGTCACCTTCAGTCGTGAAGTTTCTATATGGATTTTCAGCGTATCCGACAACTGTTTCACCATTATATTCAAAAGGTTCTTTACCTAAAATCCCACGATATTCTGCAAAATCCTCAGTAGAAATACCTATTTCATTACCATCTTCGGTTTTAACAATAATCTTTGTTGGCATCATCATAATGTTATCATCCCAATCAAAAGCATAATACTTCATATCAGGACGACCAGCATCGTCAAAACCTTCTTTGAGTTCTTTTTCCTCAATATATTCTTTTAAAATTGAACGAATCATTACTTTGTCTCGTTTAACTTCTCAATTAATCTTTCCAATTGCTCCTCTGAAATAACAATGTTTTGTGGTTTTTCAGAGAAAGTCTTAACACCATTCGCTTCAACGCTAAGGTGTTCCATTAATGTAGATTTTTTAAATTCCATGTTCTTACTTTTATAAACGTTTAATAAGGCTAATGGAGGTCACAAGTGTGACCTCCAAATTATAAATATATCAAATTAGATATCTTCGAACGATGCTCCCGTTGGAGTAATCAAGAATTCAATATCAATGAATTCAAGTGCTCTTGTTGGTTTCAAGTAAATTTTACCCGTCAATTGGTTATTATCCAAATCTTCAGGTGTATTTTCTACAACCACACGGAAGTCAATCAAACCTCTATCTCTTCTAAT